AGTAATTATACTTGAAGATACTGACTCATTACTATTCTTTATATAGAATTTATGAACTCTTTGGTCTAATGATTTATTCTCAGGAATATATACCCTAATAGTAAATCTATATGTATCTGAAGCACCTGGGTCACCATCAACAGTAGTATCAGTGTTACCATTCCAAGAACTATCAAGAGTACTTCCTATACTTAAATCATAAGTAACTCCACTAATAATACTACTATCAGGAACTATCTTCAAATTAGCACTATTTGATAACCCTGTTATTGATATTGTAGAACCTACTGCTATTGAAGTAAAATTATTCTTATCAACACTAAGAGTTTCAGTACTAGCATACTGAGTTACTGCACAACTACTTGTTGTACCACCAGCAGTAGTACCTGTAATAGTACCACTTCTATTTATCCTACCAAGGTGAGATTCAGTGGCTACATTTACATTCATATTCATTGAACCACTTGAAGTTCCTAAAGAAATCCACGAAGGTATTGCCATATTAATGTTTATTTATTATATTCTTTATATTAACACAAGAGTATTTATACTTCTTAATTCTAATAATAAGTAAAGTAAATAATACCAATCCTAATTTTATATTTATTGTTTTTCTTCATTTTCTTTAAATTCAAGAGTCCATTGTGTATTACTTCTTACCTGTAAATTCTTTACACCTGCTTCCTTATTATATTCCAAAGAATCAGGATTTAAAATAATTTGAGGAATTACAGCCTTTTTACTTAATAAATTTCTAAACATACTCATAATTAGAACTCCCCATAAACAGCATAAATACCTATTACACTTATTATATAAGTTTGGTTTTCCCTTATTGCAGGGGGTGCACCATCTCTCCATTTAATAGTAGAATCTCCAAAAATACTATATATGTGTTCCCCAACAGGAATTATATAAATTCTCTCAATATTATCATTAAATGATTGAATTAAATAATCACTTGTTAATTGTGGAACTCTTACTATAATAGGAATTTCTATTGGATTAGGGTTAGGATTCTTAATGTCATTAAGAAGTGGAATACCATTAACAGTAGTATGTGACATAGCATCAATAATTTCATCAATTCTTTCAAGTGATTTATTTATTTCTGTAATTGCTTTACTACTATTATCAATCTTTTCCCAACCTTTATCATAAAGATAAAAATCATTAAGATTATTCTCTAATGGTTTAATCCATAGAAAATCGTGTGAAGGTTCTACATCTGAATAAACAACTCCTTTAAAATGTTTCATTTTTAACTAGTTTTAGCAGGTTTTTTACTTAATGATTTCATCTTATAATTATGGTCATCTTCAGCCTTTTTTCTGTCTAAGTTCAACCTTTCTTTATCAAGTTTTAATTTAGCATTAAATTGTCTGATAGACTCTTCTAATTTCTGTTTTTCTATTTCTGAAGGCTCATCAATACCATCACCTAAATCATTCTGCTTATATTGAGCAGTCATATTAGCAATAAGAAGTTTAACTTCATTATCTCTTTCATTGAGTTTATCTTCCTGTTCTAATTTAGCAAGTTCAAGTTGATTCTTTGATTGAATTTCCTGTTGTTTAATCTCCTGTTCTTGCTGTACTGCCTGCTGTTGTGCTTCTCTTATTTCAGTTTCATCTTCTTCAATTAATCTTTGTTTTTCAGCAAGTGAAGCAGAACTATAAAGTCTCATTATAGTAGAGAACTTTAATGATTGATTTTGTAAAGCAGCCTGAGCTAAAGTTTCATATTGTGATTGAAGTTTCTGTATTTCTTCAGAACTGTCTACTACTAAACCATAACTACATTCAGCAAAAGTATCACCATCAATATCCATTAATTTTGATGAATAATCAGGTAAAATATATTCAAATTTCTTTGTTCTTCCTTTCATCGCTACTTTAGCAGTTTCAAGGAAACAAGTTAATGCTCTTTTCTTTACATCATCATGTATAGCAAAAGTCCATTCAGTAATATGAGAAGATTGTAAAGTTGCTCTTTCTACACCACCAACAGTTTCTCTATTACTAATTTGACCTTCTCTTTGTTTAGTAATACCTACAACTTCAGACATTTCAAGTTTAATAAACTCAAGAAGGTTAATATACTGTTGAATATTATTACCCCAATCAGCATCAATAACACCTCTTGAAGCATTATTCATATAACCAGCAAGTTTACCTGTTGATGCTCCCTGATTACTTTCTTTAAAAGAGTCTGAAACTGCAATACCTTGAGAAACTATAAAATAAATCCATTTATCAATAGTCCAACCATCAGGTACCTTTGCTAAATCAAGTTCAAGTATTTTACCATAGTTTCTTGCAATCAATTTAACTAATCTGTCGTGAATTAAATCATATAAATAGTTATATGATTTCATCATATCAACAAATGAGAAAGGCTTTGATTCATTTAAGTTATATACTGAACCTACAATACCAAAATGACATCTTGAAGGATTATCAAGAGTATTATATTGTACTACTCTTGGTCTCATATTAATATAAATATCTGAACCAATCTTAGTACCTTCCCAAGCCTGATTAATCCAAAACTTTTCTTCTTCTTCTCCTAAATCCTTATTACAGATATAATCTTCAGGATAGAAATTAAATACTTCTTCTCCTGTATTAGGGTCATAAGATTTAACTTTCTTAATTGCTCTTTTTGATTTCCAAAAAATTCTCAACACCCTCAAGTTTCCTGCTAAATCATAAGGAAGAAGTGAATTAACTACTTGATTACCAAATAAATTATAAATATCAGAATAAAAACCATCTGAAGAAATACTGTCACTTACCATATTATTATTGACAAAACCATATCTTTCATCAATATTATCCATACTATCATAGGCTGTCTGACCTACATTATTAGGTAAGTTTTCTATGTATTCCATATCTTTCTTTGATAAACTATCATAGAAAGTATCTATAACTCTACCTGGACTCCAATAATCTTCAAGAATTATAATATCTGCATCTTCAATTCTATTAGAATAACCTGACTTAAATACTCTTATTTTAAGAGGATTAACTCTTTCAATAGTAGGTTCTCCTCCTACAATATCACATTGATAAATTTCTTCGCCAACAGTTAAACCATCCATAAAACCACTATTAAATAACAATGGCATATTATATTCTTTATAATAATGATTTAACACACAATTAGCTTCAATCTCTCTAAAATCTTGATATTTATAAGAATAATATTTATTGAGTTCTTCTAATTTAGCATTATATTCATCCTCTGATAAAGAGTCTTGTTCTATTAATTTTTGAAGACTATTAACCAGTTTATCCTTTTTTCTTTCCTCAATCTCACTAATAGCATTAGGATTGGTTACTATTACCTTAAAATTAAAAACTCTTTTTAACTCCTCACCCCTTAGTATATTAAGTTTTGAGTTCATAATAGGATAATGTTGTACCTTATCAGGTGAATAGGAAGTTTTAGTATCATTAGGATTAAACAATGCCTGTACATCTTCCATATGTAATTTACCATTAATAAGGTCATAATTTATCTTCTTATGTATAACACTCTTTCTTACAGGTGAATAATTGAAGAATGTCTTTGAATCTGCCCAGTCAACACACCTTTTTCTCCAAGATTTATTCTTGGCTTTTATACTTAAAAGTTGTCTTGGAAAATTAGTAAATTCTGACATTATATATAAATTTAATTATTAACACTCACACTCAAATATTTAAAATACTACCTTAAATAAAATTACTTTATTTAAAGTAGCACCTTAAATAATTGATACAAAAATAAAAAAATATATCTTTAAAAACAACAAACTAAATAAAGTCCTTATAATTACTAATTTAATTCACTTAAATTAGGGTTTGTAACATCAAATCTTTCATCATAATTTCTTTTAAAGAATGGGTCATTACCTAAATAAGTTGAAGGTTTTCTATTAGCCCTTGTCATATCACCTTGATATAAAATCATCTTTTCTTCTCTATAAATCATCAACTGACATAAAGACATTATTCTATCAAAGTTACCATCAGGATTATATTTAGATAATTCTAATAATAATGCTCTATCTTTTATAAAGAATAGATTAGGTACAGTAGATGTAATTATTTGCCCTTCTTCTTCTCTACTTACAGTAACAGGCTTTAATAACCAATCTCTAATTAAACCAAAAGCAAAATTTCTTATAGGGACTGTCATAGGAACACCTTTAACTGAATTACCAAAAGATTGTGCTTTTAATATCTGCCTTGATTTAAGATATTCAGGAGTATCTGCCAATAAAT